TTGAATGTATGGGAGTTGTTTACTCTAATGCTTCGCCCAATTTGTATGAGCGCATGAAATATCTTATTGACAATAGAATGCTTCCGACTGATAAACCTTTTATAATGAGAGAGGGAAGTTATGGCATAGCATTTATAGCCGGTCAAATATATGCTGATTATCAATATGGAGAATTTTTATTCTTATCGCATGGTAATACAGAAAATGCGGTTCTTTTTACAATTAATGCTGGAACATTTAGTATGTACGAATTAGCAAATTTGTCTAATGCGAAAATTGGTCTAACGGAAAGCATAGTAAATAACATTAATTATGAAGAGAACTTAACAAGAACATATCAATTGGAGACTAATAAAGCATATTTAGTTACCGTATTTGCGTACTCTTTTGATAATGCAGATGCCATAATGAATTCGGGTGCCTATTTCGTTTATACTCCATACAATAAGAATGCAAATGGTGCAATAAAAGAGATTTATGATACAGGACATTTAACATTAAACATTGATTCAGATTGCATATTAACTATTAAAGGGGAGTATCGTTATATGCATTATTCAATTACAAAGCTTTAATATATTGCCAAGTAAAAATCAATTACTTAAGAAACGTAAAAATACATCCTCGTATCCACTCACCAGCTTTAATTGTGCTAGAAGGACTTATTGAAATTGTTTCATTATACAAAATAAATGTACCGTGTCCATTTTGAGAAAATATATTGTAGAAAAATCTTTCTCCCTGTAAGTAAATGACAGGAAGTTCAATTTCTATATCATGATTGCATTTACAATTTATTATAATTAGTAGTATTTTTCCAAATTTAACTGCTATAGTTTTCCAGTAATCATCAGAGTCCATGAATCCATCGGCATATGTAAATGGATAATTATTCACCGTCAAATTGCTATTTATCTGATTAATATTATTCTCCAAATCAGACTTTAATTTCCTAACAGCCGCCGCTCCTGCAATGTTCTCCTCTGATGTATCTGAATCCACCTCTTCCATTGTTTTAAGCACATTTTCTCGTTTCACATACCTTTCATCCGTATCGTCATTACCATAATATAGGCAATTACCCTCAACACTATCCGCACTTATTTTATAGAAATCGGTTAATCTCTGTGTACCGTCACCTTGAATATAGGTCGGTTGAATCGTTATGCTTCTATCACTGTCATTAGCTATTACCCCTCCTGTATCCGGTAATGCCCCCACACTTTGCGCATCCGGCTTATCACTTAAATCATTATATGAACCGCTAAAAGCAACCGCTTTTAAATCTGAAAGCCATTTCTTCATTTTCCCGAATAACGTTTCGTGTTTTTCTCCGCTCTGTATCTCTGTCCTCTCAGAAGCTATGTTAAATGATACCGTATTGTCCGCACTATTTCCTGTTTTATTCAAATATGTGTTAGCAACCGTCTCCCGCAGCTCCTTAATCTCCCCAACCGTAGCATACACACCCGGGTCCACCTCGAGCGACACGTTCTCGGCATTTCCCACTGTCGTAACCAGCTTAATACACGCCCCGGAAACGGTAACTCCGTTATATGCCGGCATATAACAGCAACCCGACATTTCCGTCGTAACAGCATACAAAATCTCTCCGTCATCAGGGTCAATCGCATACAACCCTAATGCCCTCATATGATACCCTTGCGTCAATTCCAAATTGTTAAATATTGCTTCAATCGTAACCGCCACGCCATTGGTTCGCGTAACCTTAGAAACAGACACCGTCTGTTTGACTCCTGAGAACTCTGTAAGCGCCTCCAGCTGCTCTAATGTATATTCCATATCAGACGTGGAAATCTTCGTAAACTCAACATTTCCTTCCCCTGTCATCATCTTGGCAAGCAGCGCTTGTCCTTTATTCGTAATAACTAACCTTGAAAATTCTGCCATTTTTTCTCATCCTTTCATTCCTTATTTTCTAATCTCTAAAATCCTTAATCATAAAACACGACACGCCGCCGCCCGAAATGCCCTTCACGGTTACGACGTTGTCCTCCCGCCAGTCATTTGTAATGCGGAAGGTATGTACCAAACATGCGCCTCCGCCTGCCGGAGCAGTTCCTTCTGCCTCCATCGGTATCATATTTTTCGAATCAATCACGATATTGCATGGCAGTATCGTCAAGAGCAGCCGCTCCAATTCCTGCGTCTGTCCGAATAATTCAAGCTCCGTCTCCAAAAACAGCGTATATCCGGTCTCAAAATTATGCGTTAAGACAAACCTGGTATCGCCGCAAAGCTGCGTCAGCCTTTGCAGTAATATCTTCCATGTATAAGGTATTCTGTCAAACCATTTGCTGCGGACACGTTCGCGCCTTAATTCAAGCGTATCCTCCTCGCTTGGATAGATGCCAAGCATTGCTTCAAATCTCGAGATACCGTATTCATCCGCTGTTTCAATAAAACGGTTGCGCAGCACCCGGTCGGCAGTATCCCACACGATTTCAAATTCCTCGTTTTCAGCTTCCAATGCGGCGGCAGGTTCCCTGTAATTACGCATAAACACTGGAAGATAAGAAACAAGATCCATTTCTCTTATCATTCGGATACACCTCCTATTACCGGAACTTCGTATGCGCCCAGCTTTAAATTCTCAGAATTCCCATTCAGTCTTGTGTCCGCAATATCCGCCACTCCATTCACTGCAAGAATTCTTGATTCAATCTGACTAATCCGAACCACGATATTCGCGGTATCTTCCCACTCCTTACGAAGCTCCAGCAGATATGCCTCAACTGCGTTTTTTATTGGCTCCCGCAGATTTGACCAGCTATATCCTTCCTGAAACGCAATGTTTGTTGTTACATTTACGGGAACCTCACCTGCACTTTGTACCTTTACCATATGACCGATTGGCGCAAGCCCTGCACCCTCGCCCGTTTCATTGTCAGGGTCAAGCATGTCCTGAACCTTATGTAATAAATCCTGCGTCGCTGCCTTAAAGTCATCTGATTGAACAATTGTTATCAAAACGCTGCCGCCGATTGTTAATTTCTTGTCAGATGCCGCCTGATGAACTGTCGAAAGCCATCCTGCAACCGTTTCATCTAACCCGTCAGCAACGGACGCAACCCATTGCGTAACCGCTGCACTCGGTATCATATCCGCCGGACGCAAATCCCCGTTCCATACTCTTGTCACTTTAACGCCGGCGACACCTGAAATACTGCGGACCTTCCCAAGATAATCCGCCCTGTTTCCGCCAAACGATTTTTCGTTAAAACTGTCAAAATACCGCCGCCGTAATGTCTCCGTATCCTCCTCGTCCTCACCGGGTATCAAGAGTTCCGTAAGCTCTGCCGTCTGCAGACCATTGATATACTCAATCGGTATCAGCTGTCCCAAATATCTGTTGCCAATGCTTCCCGCTGTTTCACACTGCACCTGATATTGTCCCGGCTCAATCCGCTGTGTTACCACATAATTTACACCGTCTATGCTAAACCGCCTGCCCGTAACATCCAGTTGTGCAGGCGTGAATTCTCCCCTGAGTATCGCTTTTGATGCAGGCTTCGGCACAATTCCCCTGTCCTTTGCAAGCAAAATCAGATATTCCCGCGCGGCAGTATCTCCATAGGAATTTTTGATTAAATATTCCAGTTCAATATACAAAATCTGCAGCTCCACTGCCGTCGCGCTGTGTGTGTCGTAAATCACGGAGCTTGGTCGTTTGTCCAGCTTGTCAGAAATTCTGCCAAGCATCCGCTCCAAAATCACCTCATATGTTTCCTTTTCATACATCAGACATTCACCTCCTTCTCTGCCTTAACATCACCATAAATCGTATGCACCGTAAAAGATGTATGCACCACGCCCTTTGTGCTAAGGTCATGTTCAAAATCCGTCACGCTTCGGATACGCGTATCGACAAGCAGCGCTTCCGTAATCCGCCGTTCCAGCTCCGGGCATACATAGGTAACCCTTTTTCCATACAAATCGAGTGTCTCAATCCCGTACCACCACGGATAGATAATGTACTGATAGCGTTCCGTATTTAATATCCGAAATACTGCCTGTTTTACCGCATCACGGTTATCCGTAAAACCTCTTACGGAGTTCCCCTCTAAATCCATTTTGTAAGTTTGGCTTGGCTGTTCCGCAATCTCAAAATCCTGGTTTAAAAAACCAACTGTTGACGGTATCATTTGCCAATCCGATCCCACACAATGAACTTTTGACCTTCCTGCTGCCGGAACAAAATGACCTCATCACCGACCGCCAAGCCATTGTGTACGGTGATTTCCTTTTTCCCCCTTATTCTGTGTGTATGCGCAAGGTCCTCCTCGCCTGTCGTCAGGTCGATGCCGTCGCCGCTGTTGTCCCTGCCTTTTACGGTATGGGTATGCGTTTCAAGACTGCTTTGTGTTGCCCAGTCCACCGTGACCATTGTTTTAAAATCCGTCACGTTCCGCGATAAAACCAATTGCTTTTCACCCAGCGTCATTTTCTGTTCCACATTG